TTCGTGGTGACGTACACGTCTTTCTTGAAGATGCGCCGGGCCTTCCTGGAGCCGTACTCCAAGGTGTTGGCCTTGATGTACTCGTTCTGGTCGTTGCCGGCGTACACCGAGACGTACCCGGCCACGCGGGTCTCGCCGATGAATGAGCGGCCTTTCAGTTCGCTCCTGAGTTTTCCTGTTTTCTTCGGCGCCGCCTTCTCGGTGCGGGAGAGCAGCTCAGAAACGAGGTCGTCGATCTCGGCCTTCAGCGCGGCCTTGCACTGCTGCGGGAATTGGTCGAGCCGCAGCGAGACTTCTTTGTCGCCGCGCGTAACAACAGCCATCAGGCATTCACCGGTACGCGGTACTGACTGACCAGGCTCTCGATCTCAGGCGGCAGCGCGCCGTTCTGTCCCGGCGTGGGACCCACCCACCAGCGCTCGCTCGCGAGTCCGGGCTGCTCGCGCTGGACCAGTAGGGGATCGCGACCACGGCCGCGGAATCGCTCAGTGACCAGGCGCAGGCACGCCATCTGCAGATCCGCGGGGATCTCAGCGTACCCGGCCTGGTACCGGACGCTCACCGGGTAGCGTTCCCAGGCACGGCGCCGGCCGTATCGCTGATCGATCCGAATCAGCCAGCCACAGTCCTCATCGACGTCGAAGTCATCCCCGTAGACCAGCGTCCGCGTGGTGCTCGAGTCGATCGTCTGAATGATCTGAAGCCCAGCCGTGAACGATGCCTGCGCCGCGGTGGCGGTGGCCGCCGTGTCGAGCAGCACCGTGTAGGGGCTGACCTCTTTCACCCGCGTCGCCTCGGGCAAGCAGTCAGCGAAGATCATCATGCCGGCCTTTAGCCCGGTCGTGCCGCTCACGGAGCCAATGAGCACGCTGCCGGCAGAGATGCTACCGGTGAATGTCACGGCCTGCGCATTGACAAGCGGCCAGCGGGAGAGCTGCAGCAGGGAGTCATCGACGGCACGGCGGAAACGGTAGGGATCCTCCGCCGGGCGCAGCAGATCGAGAACCGACTCCACGGGAAACACCCTGTTGCAGTACTTCGCAATGACTGCCGAGCATTGCTTGATGTACCGCGCCAGGCTTGTGTCATGCGAGGTGTCGTTAGCCACGATCGCGAGCTCATCGCGCGCTGTATCGAGATCCACCAGGTCCTGGCTCTCGGCGGCAACCAGGACAGTCGTGCGAATATCGATCGGCATCTCAGGCCACGTACCGCGTGAGCAGCTTGATCGCAACCGTGTTGGTTTGATTGGTCGCAGCGCCAGAGGTACCGGAGCGGACCTTGATGCAATTGATACATCGCCACCTGTCGGCGTCCATGGCAATGAACTTGTCGGCGGCGACAGAGGAGACCGCAATTGCGGCGGCGGCGCTGTCGAGCAGCTCGCCGAACGTGGTGCCGCCGTCCGGGGATGCCTGGAACGACAACGATGCCGTGGTCCAGTTGCTCGGCAGGTAGATCCCGCACAGCGCGCGATCCCCGAGATTGACCTGCGCTGACAAGGAAGTGCCAGTCGTGATCGTCGCGGTCACGATCTCGACGGAGTAGAGGCTGGACATATCAGCTCCGCTTCATTCCGACGGCGATGCGGTCGACGTAGATCGTGCCCACGCCGGTGCCGGACGCCTTGTAGGCGCTCACGTAGGGCTGCAGGATTGCGCTCGCGCCCGTGGCGGCAAAGGTCATTTGGCTGCTGCTGACCTCTGCGCCATCAATGAAGAAACGCACGTTGGTCGGGTCCGTGCAGTCGATCCGGAAGATGCGATACGCGCCAGCCACCATCGTCACACCGCTCGCCACCGAGCGCGTGTTCACACCGTCCTTGGTGCGAATGCTTACAGCCCCGCTCGCCGACTGAGAGAACTGGGCATAGAACGAAGCGTTGTCCGGACCATCGATCCATGCGCTCTGCAGCCCGAAAACAAACTGTGCATTGCCCGTCGGCAGCACCTGGTTGGCGAGCCTGAACTCAATCCATGCTGATTTCGTCATGTCGAAATTCAGCGCATCGTCGCTGTAGATAGCCGCGTCCTGCTTCTCGGATGTCGAGGTCAGCGTGCAAGCCATCACGCCGCCGGCTGCATTGGCCACGACAGCGACGGTCGGGGGCGCCGCCCCGACGATCTTCTTGACCCACGGATATCCGACGCTCGCCGAGCCGGCCGCAGGCACCGTGTTACCCGGTCCCGTGAAATCTTCGAGGATCTCGCAAGGACTGTAGTCGAGCAGCGTCTCGGCCGTGGATGCGTCGGCAATCGACTGCAAGGCGCCGAGCGAGCTCAGCCTTCCTTGCGGCACAACGATGGCGGTCATGATTGAACCTCGATGATTTGGATTGGAAAGACCGGGCGGTTAGTTCCCGCCCGTTCCAACGATCAGACCGCAGACGATGGCGGCGATGCCTGCTGGTACGTGCCCATGTAGTGCATCGATGCAGCCGTGATGTTCGCGGCGTTCGATGCCGAGGTCGAAACCGCGATGTGATTGAACCCGTTGTTCACATCCATCACATCGGCGGGCACGAACTCGAACACGACGAACTTGTCCTTGCTGGTGACGGCATCGGCCTGGAAAGTCGCCGCTGCCGTCTGCGCCGTGAGCGCATCACCGACCGCTGCGTCCGCGTTGTAGAAGATCGGTGACGCGGCGATGGCCTTGCTGCCGGTGCCAGCCAGCGCGGTCGCCTGCAGCACGCTGAAGGTGACCTGCGCCGCATTACCCTGGTTGACGCGGAAAATGATGCACACCTTTCCCGCCGCGTTGCGCAGATGCTTGTAGAGGCTGGTACGGCCCGCGGCATCCGCTGCCGGCGCCAACAATGCGATGGGCGGCGCGCTGTAGACGAAATTGAATTGCTGTGACATGAGAGTGATTCCTGTGTTGCTCTGGCCGTTGGATCAGCGCTGGATCAGGTACGCGCTGCGAGCGCGATGTAGGGCGACTTGGTGGCAGAGCCCTTGAACGGGGTCAGCGCCGTGTGCCAGCCTGGCTTGCCATCGACGCGGTAGATCAGGCGGAAGGCCTGCTGATCCGTGAGGAATTGGATGTGCATGGACTGCGCGGCCTGCACCCCATTCTTGTCGGCCAGCAGGTACTGCGACCAGTCGACGAAGGTGATGTCACCCACGGCGCCGATGCTGGCCGAGTACTCGAGCGGGATGACCGGGCGACCGTAGAGCACGCCGAACGGCTCAGCACTCAGGCCCCCGGGCGGCATGTAGACAGGGACACCACCGGTGCCGATCGTACGCGAGAGCTGGTAGAGCTGCGGCTCGACATCCTGGTTGATGTGCCACACCGCGTTCTTGCGGGAGCGCGGATGCATGCGCGACCACATCTGTTGGATGTTGTTCTCGGTCAGCGTCGCGGCGGCTTGGCCGTTGTCCTTGGCCACGCTGACGAGCGCTGGGGAATTCAAGATGCCCAGGGGCTTGCCCACGCCGTCACCCTCGAAGATCGCGTCTTCGGTGTTGAAGACGATTTCCTCGGAGAAGGCTTGCGAGGCAATCGATGAGAATGCGGTGGAGTCCGCGAGCAGCTCGTCGGATGCGTACATGATCGAGATCAGTTTTCCCAGGCTGAGCTCGATGAGACGAAAGGCGGGACGCGATGGCGTGCCAGCCGTGCCCTCGCCGACCCAGTTGGATGTGACGCCGCCCCAGCGGCTGCCATTGGCGCGGCTCGTCTCGTTCACGGCCGGGATCTTGATGCCGTTGAACTGCGCGCCGATGGGGATCGAGTTGACTCGCTGCAGGATCTCGCCCATGTCGTGCGACAGCGCCCACACCGAAGTGGCGAAGTCGGTCTGCACGAGGAAGCCGCCGGCGGTCGCGTCACTCTCGCCCGCGCCGAGTGGTGCGCGAACCAAGCGCGGATCCTGATCGCTGCCACGACTCTCCGCGTATTTTCGGATCGCGACCAACTGGTCGCCGAATGAGCGGAAGTTCTTCTTCGGATCCGGCGTGAAGTTCGAGGACTTACGGGCGTGCGCCAGGTAGTCCTGGAACTTCCATGAGGTATCCCGAGCGCTGCGACGCGGGAAGTAGATAACGTTGTCAGCTGCCTGTGTGTCCTGCTCGGTATTCACCGGCACGGCCCGGGTCGCCGACAGACGCTCGGCGGTCGCCGCTCTCTCGATTTGGCCGTCGAGGCCTTCGATCTCTTGGCGAGTGACGTCGAACGCCGCCGCGTCGTCGACTTGTTTCTGCAGTTTATCCGCCAAATCAGCACGACGCTGGCGGAGTTCGGAGAGTTTGGCCATTCGAATAAACTCCTAATGAGCCGTTGCCCAGGCGGCGAACTTGCAAGGCGGAAATAAAAAAGCCCGCACTGAGCGGGCTTCGGTGAATCTCTTTTTTGAGAGTGGCGGCGTCAGGCCACCTGTTTCAACTTGTGAGCGAGCGCAATTCGTTTGCGCCGCTCGACCGACTGCTTCTCTGCTTCCGCATCGTCCTTCTTGTCGGCGTCCTTGGGCTCGGCATCGGCCGGGGCATCTTCCTCGGCCGGCTCTTCGCCCGATACGGCCCGCATGCATTGCGAGATTCGCTGCATCGATCGCTCCATCCCGGCGTGCGAGTCGCCCATGTCGGCGTGCGAACCCGACATGTCATCGCCGGTTTCAGCGGCTGCGGCATACGCCTTTCTGATACTGCGCATGCAACGCTGCGCGGCCTTGATGTGCGCGGCGGCGCTTTCCGGATCATCCACCGCGCGCTGCAGCGCCTCGTCAGCCTTGGCACCTTGTTCTTCCGCTTTGCCACATGCGGCGCGCATCGACTCCATGTGCTTCGACATCGCCTCGTGATGCTCGCCCATGTCGGCGTGATGCTTCATGGCGCGCGCGTGGTGCCCGGCGGCGCGCTCGAGCTGCGCGGCGTTTTGCGTAGAGATGGCTTTGCCGGCGCGCTGGTGTGCGGACTTCCATGCGCGGGCAGTCGCGCCCGCCTCCGCACCCATGTCGTGCTGTGCCAGGAGTTCGGTGACTTCCTCGGTGGTCATCGCAATGAGGGCCGCGCCCAACTGCTGGAGCGCGGCACCCAGCATGGCGGGCACCTGGCTGTTGTCACCCTCAACCTCGGCCTCCCATTCCGCCGTGTCGTGGCAGTAGCCCAGGCCCGAGAGAATCTGCGCGAGCTGTGCGCAGTCATAGAGTCCGCGTTTGAAGGCGGGCTTGCCCGCGGTTTTCAAATGCGCAGCTTGGCGCGTCACGATCTCGCGTGCCTTGGGCATGCTCTTCTCCGGCGCCTTGGCGGCGCGTCGCAGTTCGTTGAGTTCATCGGCACCGATCAGAGTCATGCCGCCGGTGTCGAGCAGCTTCTCGGCCCATCGGTAGATCGGCATGGTGTCGATGCCGGCGCGGCGCGCAGAGGCCAGCGCATCGGGATGCGCGGGCACGGGCACTTGGCTGATTTCCAGCAGATCGACGGCCGAGAAATCCATCCCGCCCGGGCGATCTCGGTCTTTCGACATCCGCGCTTCCAGCGGGATCCAAGAGGTCGACACGGCGTTGAGGTAGCGGGCGCGCACCATTCGGTACACTGTGTCCGCGAAAGGATTCAGTTCGGCGCTTGCATACTCGACCGCCCCTACGAGCTTGTCGGCAGCCGTCGTGATGCTAACCACCCGACCGATTGGCAAAGACGAGTCATCGTGCGCCCACAAAAACACCGGGTTGCGCATGAAGGCTTCGGTCTGCCACGCGTCGGCCGCAACTGTGTGCATGTCGCGCGCGATGGCCGGCGTAGAGAACGTGTAACGGATAATCCGATCCGCATCGCCTGGCACTGCGTCGCCGACAGAGCTCATCACGATGGCGGAGCTGGCTGCCTCGTCGCCCTGGAGACGCGAGAACTGCTCAACCGTGCAAAGTCGCCTCATATCTCATCGTCCAGCTGCAGACCCTCTTTCGGCCGCCCGCCTTCTGCGTCCGGCTCGCCAGTCAAATCGCTCCCGAGCTTGCCGCCGCCGAAGCCATTGGAACCGGTGACCGGCGAGTCGATTGGTACCATTGCGGCTGGCCGATAGAGAATGTCGCCGCCGTCTTCGTCCTGCATGCCCTCGCTCCGTCGCACGTCGTTGATGCGCTTCCACGGCATTCCGCCCAGCGCCGATTTGTGCGAGGCGTATCGCGTCGCCATGTCAGCCTCGATCAGCGAGTCAACATCGAACTCCACAAAGAGCCCGGACTCGGCCAAGTCGAAAGTGAAGTCCAGACGCGCGTACCACATCTTGATCCAGCTGCTCAGCGAGTCGTTCAAATACTCCTGTGCCAGTTGTGACACGCTTGCACCGCTCACGCGCTCGCCGAGCTTGTACAGCGGGACTCGGAAGATTCTCGCGATCTCGGACAGCTGAAATTTTCGCGCCTCGATGAACTGGAGCTCCTCCGAGTTCATGCTCAGCGGCTGCCACTTGAGTCCGCTTTCCAGCACGGCGGTCTTGCCCGAGTTGAAGAGGCCGCTGTTCGCCTCTTTCCAATTTTGCTTGCAGCGCTCGGCGACGACGGGATCCAACTTCTGCTCCGTCGACAATATGCCGCTCGGCTTCGCGCTATTGCCAGCCCAGCGCGATGCCAACTGCTCTTGCGCGATCGCCAGGCCAAACGCCTCGCGCGCGGTGCTGATCTGAGACAGCCCCAGCAGCCCGTTGAGCGTCAGTGCCTTGATGTGGAAGACGTCCTCATACGGGATCAGCAACGGCAGATCCTTCAGCACCGCCATCTCGTGCATGCCGCTGCGCCCGATCATCCAGAAGAGCTGCGCATCGGGTCCCTGGTACAGGTGCACGCGCTCCGGGTTGATTGGCACCAACATCTGCGGCCGGCCGGTGAAAGGGTCCCTGACGATGACCGCGTAGCCGTTGCCATTCAGCAACACGCTCGCCTGCAGCATCGCGGCGAACTCCATCCAGGTTAGCCATGGGGCTGGCTTGCGGAGCAGCCTCGCGAGGTAGTGATCGGACGCAAGCTGACGCGCGCCCTTGCGCTCACCGCGGAACAACGTCGCACCCAGCTTCGCCAAATCGTACGAGAGGATCGTGACGCACGCGTAGACCGCGGACACGTGCATTGAGGAGGCTTGGTTGACCACGACGCCGGCCGCTGTCGGTGCGTAGTACGAGGCCCATGCGCGGAAATCAGTATCTGCTGTCGATGTCTCCGGACTGCGCGTCATGCCCATGCCGCGCGCACTCTGGTTGGCAAAGCCCATCAGCGGCGCTCGTCAACGCTTCCGCGC